TTTTGACAAGTTCAATATCATGTATATTATCTATTTCCGATGACACTTTAAAATATTCAAAATTTTTACTTAAACTTTCAATTTCAATTTTATCAGCATCCATTAAGCAAACTCCTAAGTAATGATTTTATTTCATCAAGATCATTTTTTATATTAGCAACATCAGACTCAAGATTTTGTATTTTTTGATTCTTTTCACTTTTTGATTCTCTTCTTGTAATATATTCTTGATATTCTGTCATATTTGCATTAATAATGGAATTTGTATTTGGATCTCTCATTAAATTTGAGTGGCCCTCAACTTTTAAGTAGTTAATATTGTTCATATTTTGCTATGCAAGTGTAATGACTCTAAGATCTTTGAATCTTGGTGAATAAACTTGATTTGTTGATGTCATCACAATTTTAATTCTATATGATTTGAATGGGGATAATTGATCAATACTAAATGAATATTCTTTATATTCCAATTGCTGTGGTAAAAATGCCAAATGTGTTGATGGACTGATGAAAGTATCAGAATTGCCATCATTATTTGCAGGATTAATAATTTGTTTTTTAGTATCTAAATTATTGTAACCTGGGAATGTTACAAAGATTGGAGTAAAGTTTTGATTTTGCGAGGTTGCATAGAAAGCACGAATATTAGAATAGATATTAATATTTGCACTTAGAAGAATTAAAATTGATGAAGCCGAATTTTCCAATACAATTTCTTTGGAAATATATTGAAATGCAGTAGGATCATCTGCAATACTATTAACCCTACTATCCGTTGCATAATTTGTAATGACATTATTCACTCTGTTTGAAGTTGTCAATAAACTTATTCTTTGCGTATCAATTACTGGTGTCAATTTGCTATTAACTGTGTTTAAAGAAAGTCTTATATTCATAGATTTATTGCCGGTCAAATTTGATAATTTTGCGGTTTCATTCACCTTAGATGCAATTATTCTTGCACTGTCAAGATAATTTGTAGTGTTTAATGTAATTGATTCATATCCATTATCAATATATGGAATTTCATTTCCACTTATACTCTGACCAGTTATTGTTCTCATTTCTGCACTTATATTTGTCCCTCGAACAGTTACATTATGAATCATTGGGGTAACTAATTCAAAAGGCATATTTTGAGTTGCTTTAATATTATATCCACCAGTAGATTTTGTTTTATTTTGATATAATTTTGGAAAACCAGTTCCAACAGATCTATCATTACCATTTGTTGACATATCAAGTTTAATATTGTAAGAATCAAAAGTAATAGGATTAGATACTGTTACATTCACAAGATTATGTGTTTTATTAATTCTATTTAAAGAAACACCTGCTAATTCATATTTGTAAACTGGTGTTCCTACTGGATAATTTTTGGGATTTGTTCCTCTCGTAATAGTTCCACCAATTGTTGATCCAGAAACAGAAGTGTATGAGATTATCTCATCTCCGATTAAAATATATCCCAAATTAGTTGTACCAACACCAACACCCTCAAAAGTATTGAAATTTGTAACACTATCAATAGAAATTGCCGAAGTGGAATTTGAGTTATATGCAAGACTTAGTTTTGTTGGTATAATATCAGATTCAACTCCAGATATGTCAACATAATTATCACTAAAATACATTCCGTGATTTTTATGATTTATTTTAATATGCAATCCATCATTTTCAGTAATAATTTGTGTTGCTGCCACATTTCCGCCAGAAGATTGATTTAGATTTGTGGTAATTCCTGCACTATTCACATATCTAATAGTATTTGCAGCGCCAACGGCAAAATCGCCCTGAACATTATCTAAAATCAATTCATTGATTCCAGTAATAATTCCAACAGACAATCTTGCATTGGATCCAACGGAAGAGGCTCCAATTGTAGTGATTCCCAAAACATCACCAACTTTATACCCAATACCACCATTTACAATAGTTGCAGCAATTGCTACACCATTATTAATGGTAATATTTGCAGTCGCATTCCTACCATTTCCAGTAATAGTTGTTAATGAAGTGTTATTAAATGTGTAAGATCCGGAGGAAGGAGTGTATCCAATACCCGAATTAGTGACACTTAAATTTCCAGTAGCAATGCCAGCACTATCAACATAATTTCCAGATGCATTTGTATTATACTGTAAAATAGTATTTCCAAAAGTTAATCCAGAATCAATTAAAGTTGAACCAATTCCAATTCTAACTCTTCTTGAGTTTGTATTTAAAGAATTGGGCATTAATGTTGGTATTTGATGATTTCCTTCTGTCAATTCTGGATTATAAAGTTCAACTGTTCCTGATGTTAGAAAATCAGCCCTATAAAGAGTGAATTTGAGATCTTCCCACTGACTTGGTTCCCAAGTAGATGCATTTTGAGATTTGAATAATGAACCAAGAGTTGGTTGATTTGAAATATAAGTTTGAGTAAGCAAGTCGTACTCACCAATTCTTGCAATATATACACTATATTTTGTTGAATCTGATGCAAGACATACACAATAATCTTTACCACCTTCAACATAAACTGGTGATTTAAAAGTAAATGATGTTGCAACAGAACCATCTCCAGAAGTTCTAACATCTGCAGGATCAAGAATAACTTCAGAGAATGGTAAAACTTTTTGAGTTGGAAATCCATTCTGCATCGTTCTTAATTGGAACGTTACAGGAATATCCATATCGTCTTTAGTTCTAAAGAAAATATCACATCTTGTTAGAAAAACACCAGTTTCATCTTCAACCAAGAATGATTGTGCAAGAGGATCATACCATGCTCTTTGAACTACTGTTGTGGATTTTGAAATTGTATTACTACTTACAATTTGAGTTCCAGTGGTTCGTGAAACTGCCTTGTCTTCAAATTCTTGTTTATTTTGAATTCTGGCATTTCTAACGGAAATAATATTTTCTTGAATAGTTTCCAATACTCCACTTGAAACAAACCCTTCTTCTGCGATTGTTGTGGCAGTATTTTGATCATTTAAATTATTATTAACAATAGTAAAGGTTTTAGTTCCACATTCAAATCTTGGATGAAAACTGATATTTGGATTCGGAATAAAGAAACTTCCAATTAATGTTGCAGATAAATCTGAAATAAGTTTAACGTCAGTAATTGTTGCTTGAGCACCACTTGTTTGTCCAATTAAAGTCATTCCACTTTCAATATATCCACTATATTCTCCTTGTTGTTGATTTGCAAGAGAAAATGTATCAATATTTAAAATATTTGATGTTGAAGAATAGGTTCCTTGTAAAATTTGGCTGGTATATGGGTTATATGCGAAGGTTGAAACTGCCGCATTATATGGACCTTCTTTATGGTTTGATTGAGCAACTCTAAAAGTTATTCCAGCAGAATTTGAATCTGTATTTAATCCAAGTCCAGTTTTTTGCGTTTTTCCTATTACCTTTTCTCCAACCTGGAAAACTCCAGAAATCATAGTAATTTGTAGTAGTTTTGGAATACAATACTTTGTTACATCTACTCCATCAAAGAACGCATAAAGTTGCGTAAGGGGTTTAACTTTTTTAGAAATGAATTGAACATTTCTTGATCTCATATATGCAACTAGATTTCTACTTACAACTTTATCTCCAACTGAAGTTTTATCCAATTGTTCTGAAACTATTGTTCTATTACCAGTTCTTCTTTCAATACCAGTATCTATAGTTTCTCTAAGATTATCCTGAATTACTGAAATTGTTTGGAATGTTCCGCCAGTGGTGCCACTATCTCCTTCAAACACCATTGAACCAGACCAATTACTAATTTCTCTTCTAGTTTCAGTCTTACTAATAACTTCTGTACCAGTCCAAATAGTCTGCCAAGAATTCCAAAGTGTTGGAGAAAAACCTGTTTGTGGATTGACATTTAATGTTCTTGATGCAATTGCAAGAGTTTCTGCATAATTTCCTTCAGTGTTAATAATTTTTGCCTCAAGACGAACAGTATCTACCCAAGTATCCGAAGAAGGAGATAACTCAACAGTTCCTTGCCAAAAACTAACTAAAAATGGGGTAACACTTTCAGATTTTGTTGCAAATGTTTGTTTAAACCACTCCACTTCAGCATAATCTAAAGTAACAATGTCTCCAGATTTACGAACATTGATACCTTCAATTGGTAAAAATTGTAAATCATCAGTTGGATCTATACCAACAACTGGACCTGGAATTAAATCAATAGAATTTGTATAATGTTGAGGTCTAATCTCCTTATTCTGAAGATCAATGCTATTTTTAAATTCAATACTGTTCTCTTGGGCAAGAAGAGATGTGAAATTATCCACAAAGAAACCTGATTTGAATCTATTAAGACCATCCGAATCTGGAACAAATAGATTTGCAGTATTAGTTTCAAGAAGTGATAATGTTGTGTAGTATTCAATATTTTTGATTCTATTCTCAAGTTGTTTAATATCAACCATTCTATATCTCTTATGCTCCAAAAATTCTATGGAAGCTTGAGATACTTTATACAGATATGGTGGAAGTGTTATGGTTGCAATTTCTAGTGCATCATCAACAGAAACTGGTTTTTCAAATTTTTCTGATGGAGTTCCATATTTAACTTGCATTTTACCATCTTTTGTTAAATAAATTCTATCTATTCTTCCAAGATAAAATGAAAATGAAGTTAAAATTGACTCATCGGAAGCAAGGATATTTGTAGCAGAATTTCCGGATCCATTGAAGGATCTTCCATAAAATTCTAAAGGAGATCTTGATCCTTCTGCTACAGAATAATCACTAGTTTTTGGTCTGATATCAATGATATCAGAATTTCTTATATTATTAACAGTCTGTATTTCTTTTTCATAATCAAAAGTGCTATATGAGTTGATTGTGGTAATATCGCCATCATCAGAAGATTCATAATATCCATTTGAAAAATATACTTTCAGTTTCTTGGTAATTTTTTCAACATCGGATTTTCTTGTTAAGAATCCGTAATTATAAAATGAAGAATTTTGCCCATTTGTAAAAGTAAAATTAGATGAAACATTTAAACTTGGTGAGTTTAATGTTACGACAATCGCACTTACTTTAGATTCTTCAAATATAATAGTCTCACCTTCTTTGAAACTGTTATTATTTTTTGAAACGAATGCAATTTGAGAATCTGTAAGTCTTTCGGCACAGATCCCAATTGCTCCACTTGTTTGGCCTGCAAATTTCTCTCCAATAATTAAATCACTTGTTTTTGTTGAAGGACCACTAATTGAAGATAATACTACAGTAGGCGATGATGGATTTGCAGTATCAAGAGATTCATAAATTGCGTGAACTTCAATAATATCAGAAACATTTAAAGAAATATTTTGGTCTTGAACTCTTGTGCCATATGGATAATTTCCATATGATAATCCATCATTGAGGGTAGTAGAACCAATTCCTGAAGATGAATAAATTGATTTATCAATCAGAATTGAATTGACTCTATTTTTTCTCTTTATTTTAGATTTTGGTTTAATCTTAGTTAAAGTGGCAATTAGAGTTGCCCCAGTGTTATTTGAACCCAAATTATAAATTTGTAACTGGTTAGAACCGCTTATAAATGAGAACTTATCTGCAGTCAATACTTCGGTTGTGCCATCAGATCTAATTAATGAATATCTTTCAGTGTCAAAAGGTAAAAATGTTTCATTTGTTCCAGCAGTGACTGGTGTTGATAGTTGATTTCCTGAAATGTTAACAGTAAATTTCTTTCTTACTACTAAAGATGCATTAGTTAAGTCAACAGAAGAAATATTATTTTTTGGTAATTTTGTATAAAGTGTGTTATCCGTTGAAGTTTCTAAATTTGTTGTTAAAATTTTAAAATCAGTTACAGATAATGATGTAATAGGAAGTGCTCCGTCACATATTCCAGAAACTGTTGCAATACCAATTGCAAGGTTTGGAAGTTTAAATCCACCAATAGTTATGGATGTTGTTCCAACAGAAACAACTTTACCATAAAATGGATCTGAAGTATTTGTATTTGAATATGAAACTACGTTATCTTTTTGAACTAAAGTTCCTGGAAATAATGTATTTGGTGATGTAACTGTACTTGTGTACAGTGGATTTGTGAAACTTACCGCAGCCCCAACAACAAGAGTAGATACATTAGAGAATGAAGCTGCAGTTCCGACAACCATTGACGAAACATTTGTGAATGATAGTGTAGATCCAATACCAATCGCAGATGATATTGTACTTGCAGTTCCAATGAATAATGAGGTTGATCCTATACCAATACTAACAACAGGTATTCCATAATTTACAAGTGAAAATGTTACTGCTGTTCCTGCAGTTAATGTGGTTGGTGAGGTATTTGCTGCGCCAATAAAGACTGATGTTGTACCGACAGAGACAATCGGTACATTAGTGATTGCTGCTCCAACACTAATAGAGTTTCCTATAGCAACTCCAGAAAGACTTGTGACAAAAATTTGAGTTGATCCTATACCAACAGTTTGTCCTGAGGTAATAGTCGTAACTAAATTTGGTCTTACTAGATTAAAAGAACTTCCTGCAGAGACTCCTGTTACGCTTGAAACAAAAAGTTGTGTTGCTCCAGCACTAACTGGATTATTGATTAAAAGACTTAGAGTGGCATTTGACGCTGATCCGGGAGCAATTGTGACATATGTACTTCCAATTCCTGTAATTGCTGCATTAGATATTGATGGTGAAACAGTAATTAGAGATTGTAAAGTAAGTGCTGGTGATACTTGACTTAAATAAATCGTTGTTGATCCAATACCAATATTTGCACTAAGAGTAGTGGATGTAGTTCCTACTCCTGCTGTTGATGCAGTACCAATAAAAACTGATGTAGAACCAACTCCAGTGACATACACTGTTGTAAGAGCAATTCCTGAATTAGCAACTGTAATAGAACTTCCTATGGAAACTCCGGTAACATCATTTACGAAAATTTGAGTTGAACCAACACCAACTGTTGATGTGAGTGTAGTATTTAAGATTCCAAAGTCTCTGTAAGTTACTGGAGTAATACTTGCAATACCAACAGTAAATCCAGTAGATTGAACTGTATCCGCACTAAAAGTTGATGCAGAACCTACAATTCCATAGACAGATTTAATATCAGAAATTCCATATGATGTTACTGCAACAGCAACTCTTCCATTATTAATTCCATTAAAACTGAATGATTCGTTTGGTATAAAATCTCCATTCTTTTCATATAAAACTAAAGATTTTGAATTAGAAACTGAGTCCTTTAAAAATGCTGTTGCTCCACTTGAATTTCCTTTTACGAATGTTGGAATTGTAAGTGTTGTTAATTCATTTAAAGTTACCTCTGTTGTTGTCTGAATATCATAAAGGGAAATATTCCACTGATTTAAGTTTAAATTTGCAGAATTATATGATCCAGACTCTAATTTAAAATCATAAACTCTAGCTACACCAATTTCCTTTCCTGGTGCTGTTGTAGAAGTAATTCCTACTCTCTCACTTCTCAAACTTAATACATAAGTATTGCCAATTCCAATAATTGGTGAACCATAAACTCTATTTAATTTTAGTGTTGGTCCTGTATTATAGTTAACTGAATAATTTTCTAATGTTTTTGTTGTTCTTGGTTTTGGTGAATCTAAAAATGTGGGACTAATAGTTTCAATTTCATATCCCCTCACAAATGCTTTTCCAGGAGATACTTGATAAACTGCTAGATTATCCGATGGAGTTGATCCTCCATATGTAAACTGACCTACATTAAAAATACCACGACTACCTAAACCATCATCTAAAGAATTTTTTACAGAAACATCAAAAGGAGTTACATAGTAGTCTCCAGATTCTGCATAGGTTCTTCTTGCCAATTCATCAGTAATTGTATTATATGCAGTTGTTCTTACTTGCGAAGAAATAACACCATCCCTAACAGTCGCTAATTCTACAAAATTATTATCGTTAAAATCATCTAAACTTTTTTTAAACAATGAAACTGAAATCTTCAGTCTATCTGCACCTGGTGATGAATAATTGTTAAATCCCTGAGAGTTGTCATTTAATCCTTGATCCTGATCGGAATTGACAATTTGCTCATTAACAAACAATCCAATTCTATAATTTGGTTTATTGTTATATTGATCTAAAATTAATGTCTCACTATCTACATTTACAAATTGCCCACGAATAAAATATACGCCTTGAGTAATTGAAAATGCTGATGCAATAGAAGTTGAATTATTTGCAACAGTAATACCAAACGGTGATCCTGGATTTATTAAACTATTTCCAATAAGTCCAGAACTAATTGCTATATTTGATGTTAATGTTTCTCCGTCAGAAAATTGTTGAGATGAATTATTTTGCGTACTGGTACCAATATAGCTTACATATAAAGTTACATTTCCTCTTTCAGATTCATTTGAGGGCAATACTTTTTCAACTACTGCAGTAACTCCAGAAGTTTGTCCCGTAATTTTTGAACCTACAACTTGACTTATATAAGCAGATAAAGGAACCCCAAGATAAGTATTAGTTAATTGTACTGCATAATATACTGAATTGTATGCGGTGTTACCTGGAATAACTTTAGCACCTTCTTTAAAGAAATGCTGCCCAAACTTCTCAATTTGATTTTGTAGAATTGATTGTAAAGTTGTTAATTCTCTTGCTTGAACTGGATATCCAGGCTTAAAGAGAACTTTGTAGTAGTCATTATTCGCATCAAAATCGTCAAAATATGGCGATACGTTGAGGTTAGTTTGTTGGGACATAATTCTTTAGAACTGCAAAATGACTTTGATATCTTCTTTTTGGTTTGATGATCTTGTAATAGATGGTCTATTATCTACGTAAATTACGCTGCCACTATATTTTTTCACTTCTGGACTGGCAAGACCATTTGTAAAAGATTGACCTAAGTAATATGTTCTATTATTTATTGAGGTTGATATACCAGTAAAGGTGGAATTGATTGACAAACTAACACTACCACCAAGAACTGTTAAACTTCCTCCAGTTGATGGAGAACTGGTAAATTCTGTTAAATCAAATCCATATTGTGGATTTGATTGTGCGGTGCCAACCGTATTAAACCCTGCAAGAGTTCTGTCTTGCCAATATTTTAAAACTCCAGTGTTTTGATCATAACTAACTACTCTTCCAACAGCAGTCACACCTGTTCCCACAGTTTGTGTGACAAATGAATCAGCAGTAAAAGATGCAGAACTATAACCTATTCCCGTCAATCTAATTGCAGAAACTGCACTTGCTTTATCTAAACTTAATAATTGCGAAGATGCATAAGTTAATGGATTTCTTACAATTCCAACTCTAGCTATCTGATTTCCCGTAATAAAATCTGGATTTTCTACATCATTCTCTATTCGGGAATAAAGGAGAACATTATATGCACCAAGTTCTCTATAAATGTCTTTTCCATGGCCACCCTGAGGCGGAATAATTACATCAAAAGTTGGTCTTGTTGTTCCTGTAGGAGCATTTCCAGAAACTAAATCAACATTACCGTAAGTGTATCCAGATCCTTGATTTGAAATTGTAATAGAATCTACTTGCTGATCATTATTAATAATAATAGTACATTCTGCACCTGTTCCATCACCTTTAATTGGTACTCTTGTATATGTTCTATTTGCTGTTCCTACACCAACTCCCCTACCTGTAATAGTAATAACTTTAATTGATCCATCAACGGCATTATCTCTGACTGCAGAATTTTCTGTACTAGTTTCCCAATCTGCCGGAACTGGCATAAAATCTGTGGATTCAAACTTTATAATATCATTTGGTTTAATCGTGTACAAATATTTCCAAATATATCCGTCACCACTAGATCCAGCAGATTTTGGTTCCAAATCAGTAAATGTTGGTTCATCTAAAGAAGGTCTTCCATTCGGAGTTTCTGGAGAAGTTCCATTTTGGAGGCAAATATACACCTTATAATCACTATTTAAAACATAATATGTTGACGAATATAAATTTGTAGCAGCAGAAACTTTTGCAGTATTTGATCTACTGTAATCGTGACGGTACATATCATATGTTGTGCCAGAAGACCAAACTCTTTTTTGTATAACTTGTCTTACATCACTTGAATTTATTTTTTTCAAAGCAATCATTGTATCCCAATAATTGCTCTCCTCATCAAAATTATCCTTTGGTGCGGGCGGTGTGGTGTTCCAATCAGATTGAATATCGGTTGCATTTGGCAATCCAATAAATGAATAATAAGAATTAGTGGAAGAAGTAACTCCTGCCACAAAATTCTTAGCATTCAATATTCTAATTTGATCAGTTATAATTGCTGCCATTTTATAAGTTTTTTATCTATTTATCACAAATAATTTAGATACTTTAAAGAATTGGTTCTTTTCAAAATTGTACCGGTACTGATACCAGTAAATCCATTCGATGTATAAGCATTATATGAATTTTGTTTGACTCTAGATCCAAGAGTAATTTTTCCCCAACTAAATTCACCATAAAAATTACTATATCCAATTCCAGTTAATCCATTATAACTTGAAACACTTACAGTTACTTTTGCAACATATGTAATTCCAAAACCAACAGCAGATGTTTGTGCTATTGAAACTGCTGCTACTTGATATACATTATCTAAGAAAGTAGATCCTATTCCAACTGTTGATCTAGAAGAATTAAGTGAAGTTACTCCTCTACCAACATTTGAATTATAAACCGCAAAATAATAACCAGTTTGAATTCCACTAATTGTTGTTAATCCAGTAATTGAAGAGTTTCTAAGAAAAGAATTTTTTGAAATAACAAAATCAAATACAATTCCAGTTGAAGCCACTCCAACAGAAGTTGTTGCTATACCTGTTATAATACCAAAATCACCTTCATATGAACTGACAGTATTATCTTCGAATGTAAATGATGGGAATTCAATTAAAACAAGAGGTGTATCAACATAAGTATATCCTGTTCCAGGTGAAGTGATGATTATTGAAGTAACAATTCCAGAAGTAATTGATGCTGATGCCGATGCTCGTTGAGTAGTTCCAAGACCAACAGGATTTTCAATAGTTACAGAAGGACTGGTTGTATATCCAACTCCACCATCAGAAATAACCAATGAAGATATTGTTCCCGCAATAGATACAATTGCTGTCGCCGCAGCCGCAACTTTAGAATCCTGAGACAATATTCTAATATCCTTTTGGAAAGATAGAGACACATTACTTTCATTTATTGCATTGAAGAATGGTCTAATATTATCAACATATGCGATAGTAGAACCAATTCCAACAGATTGAATAAGATATGATGATGGATAAATCAAAGATTCATAAAGAATACGATCTTTTCCTATTTCTTTTTCATTAATAATTTTATCCTCAGATTGTCTACACCACACAACGGTTCTTACGAGAGTTGCATCATCAATATTTCCTGGTCCAAAATATGGATTTGTGGTTACTAAATTGGTAGAATTAATACTTGTAACAGTTCTTGCATCTTCTTGTAACGTTGAACTTTGCCCAATTGATGAATCATATCCAAGAGTCAATTCATCACCAATTTTCACAGTCTCTAAAATATTTCTTTCAACAACATCAATAGAACCACTTCCTTTGTAAAAAATAATTTTTGAAGTATCACCAACTTTTGGAGGTTCTGCAAATGTTATTGCACTTCCTCCTGGGAAAATATATCCCTTTCCAGGCTCTTGAAGTACATCATTAATAAAGACAAGAAGAGAATCTTGTACGTTAATATTGGATCCTCTCGAAGAAAGTATTGAAATTAAACTTCCAAGATATGTAATTGGGAAAACAACTCTTTCCCCATCAAATAAACTGTCAAGACTATCTAATGGTTGCAATTCACCAAAAGACCATCCAGTAAATTTGTCTGTAAATGTATTTTGAATACTAATTTGAAATTCTCTAAAACCTGAACTAGAAGTTGTTGGAATTCCAGTATTACCTCCAATTGGAATTGTTAAAGTTTCTGCTGCAATATAACCATACCCAGTATTTTTCAATTCAAAATCAATAATACTTGATCCCTGACCAACAACTATATCAATTGTTGCTTGAGTTCCTATTCCCGATGAAGAAGAACTGTAAATTAATGGAATGTCTGAATATGAAAGTGGATCATCAATAAACACATACGGTGGATTGGTTCTCGTATATCCAATTCCAGGATTTGTGATTGCAATACTAACAATATGGCCGTTAGATACGGAAGCAGTTCCAATAAATTGAATATTGGGTATTCCTGTTGAAGAGGTTCCTACGCCCACTCTGACGGTTTGTACGCCCACTCTATAACCAGAACCACTATTTCCTATACTAATGGATGATATTGTTCCTGCTGCCGATACTATCGCAGTTCCGCCCGCAGAAACAAGTGTCTGATATCCAAATCCTTCAGATGAACCAACCGACACAATAATTCCACCAATTGGAAGATTTGAAGTATTTGCATCATATGCAACCGAAATTCCAGTTCCAACAAAACTGATTGAAGTTATCCCAGCATTTTCTGATAATGTATATCCAGCGGATAGTCCAGGTGCTTGGAAAATGTCATTTACTAAAATGATAGCATTTTCACTAGAAATTCCAGTTAAGTTTGACTTATTTGATTTTAGTGTAAAATCTCTTTTGTTTCCATTAAAGGATGGTGAAATATCATCAAAAATATAGTTTTTATAATACGTCTCATTGGTTGTATTTGGTGTACCCGATCTTAAGAAACTTCTACCTTGAAAACTTGAAGAAGTTGAAACTCCCGACCAATCTTTTTCGTTCGGATCATCTGTAACTATTGGAATATTTCCATATGGTGCGTCTGCAAAGTTGAGAGTATTATCAACAATATTATAATTTCCAAACACTTTAGTAACCAAAGTTCCAGTAGAATATCCGGCAACAACAGTTCCTAACCAGGGTCTACTAACTCCAATAGCATTGGTACTACCAATACCAACACTATTGATTCTCATAATTTCACTCCCAACTTTAATTAAATCTCCGCCAAAAAATGAAGATATTCCCGTAAAATATAATGTATCATCTGTAGTATATGCATTAATTGATAAAGTCGTAGTCACAGCAGCTGCAACAACAGGGGATTGA